GGGCATGTAGATAAACGCACCAGATCCGTAGGTTGTGGGCAGCGTTGGCAATGTACTCAACGCGCCATTGTTGCCCATAGTGAACTGGTTCGTGCTTGCCCCAGCAGTGCCGCTGGTAAAAATGAACGGGATCGCACTCTGAAAGATCGTCCGAGGTGTGTTCTCAAACAACGGAAACGCGCTGCTGGTGACGTTGTAGGTCAGGAACCCCGTCGCGTTGTTGATCGTCACGATCCCCTGCGACCCCGGTGAGAACACCGGAGCATCCTGCATCTGCTCATTGGTGTAGTTGAACACCACATCACCGCTTTTTTGAGCAGACAGCACCACGTTGCCAGTGCTGAAGTTGTTGGTCAGGGTCAGAACCTGATCGACCTGCAAGGGAAACGATACGGTAGAGCCGGGGGCCAGAGTTGGCATATCAGTCCTCAGTCATCAGGGCTTCACGCTGCGGTGCAGCACCCATCACATCACCGGAGTCAATGGCCGCGTGAAGCGTACCCATGACGATTTCTTGAATCTGCTCGGGCGTCATGCCCGCCTGTACCGCGCTGATGCGCTTGGTTTCGGCATCATACTCCTTGATGCGCAATTCCTGCGCCTCCATCGACTTCGACACGTTTTGAAGCATCTGATGCAACTGGTCGAGTTCCTGCCCCATCGCCTGAATCTGCTGATTCGCAGCCTGTAGCGCCGGGTCGTCCTGATCCTCGAGCAGTTTGGGATCAAGGGTCTTGCGCAGCCGCTCCGCCAGTTCTTTTGACCCCGGCCAGTCCATGTTCTTGACGAACAGGTCACCCGCCACTGCCCACAATTGCGGGTTACCCTGAAGAATCTGCGCCATCGCCTCCATCGACTCCTGGCGCTTGGTCATGTAGCTGGGACCAGTGGTGACCGCCACATCGTACTTGCCGACGCTGGGGTTGTAGATCTTCTCGATCACGACACCCGTTTCGTCCTGAATCTTGCGCACCGGCTCCTGCTGGGACGGGTCGATCTTGACCATGCGCGTTTCGCCATCCAGACCAATGATCCGGGCAATGCGCTGGGTGTCGTAGATCTTGGGGATCAAGTCGATGATCTGCCGAGTGCTGTAGCGCACAGCACGGGCGTTGTTGTCCACGAAGTGATAGGTGCCCGTGTCGCCCTGCCGCTCCCGTGCGAGGATGGCCTTGCCGCTGCGCTCGTTGCTCGTGGCGCCGATGCTGCTGTCATACTGGCCCGTGGTGGCCTTGATGTCGTCGGCTGCGCCCAGTTTCGCTTGCAGCAGGCCGCTGGAGGCCATCGGAGGCTGTGCGCGCTGCGGCAAGGGCAGCACAGCCCCTGCGCCATCGGTTACGTCGGCGTTGATCTCAAGGTAGGGCCAATTGGTGACGTTGGCCGTCTTCCACTGCTGCTCGTAGCCCTCGAACTGCCCACCGTAGCCGACAAACGGTGCCTTGGGTGCCAGGGCCAGCATCTCGGCCTCCTGACTCACCCAATAGTTGTACATCCGCTGGGCATCCTTGGCGTTACGCACCAGACCGGAGATGTACAACTTGCCGTCCACCTCGAACTCGTTGCCCACCAGCCGGATGACGGGAATCCACTTGCCCGCCCACTCCCGCTCCTCCAGCATCTCGTAGCCGTTGGTCTTGCACCACTTGACCGCACGCTTTGTAGCGGTACGGCTGCGGATCGGCTTGCCGAACATGGCCCGCATCTGCTTGTCTTCAGGCGATTCGTCAGGAACAGAGACGTTGCCGGGGTACAGGTTCAACTTGAACGTCTCGTTCTCGTAGTAGAAGTACTCGGCGATGCGGACAATCTTGTCCGTGTACCAGGATGCCAGCGACTGGTCACCCGTGCCATGCTCAATGAGCGTGGTCACGGGCGTGGCATCGGGGTACTGAGCCTCATACTCGGCCTTGTCCATGTCCTCCGTGATAAAGCACCACTTGGCATCCGCGCCACAGGGGTCTTGAATCATCGGGTCCATGTAGACCGAGAACGAGTTGCGGATACGCACGATGCGGATGTCCTGATCAAAGGACGTATCGTCGCAGTACTCGGTCAGCAGGCGCCAGTAGCCCTCGCCGTAGGTGACCTGGTTCTCGCAGGCGGTGTCGTAGGCCACGTCGGCGTCCGACATGTACTCGATGTGCCGCACCACACCGTCGTAAATCTCCGCGATCTCGGGATCAGCCTGGTCATCGACCGGAATCACCTTGCCGCTGGGACGATTCTGCCGCTGGTCGTTGGTGACCTGCCGCACGTGTTGCGGCAACTTGTTGATGGTCAGACACGGGCGGGCGTTGATCGTCTGCCCTTGGATCGAGCCTCGAGTGGACAGCACGTCCGCAGGCCACTGCCACTGGTTGTCAGGCGACCCGGCGAGGAACTTGAGGTCGTCTACCTGATTGTCGCGGTTGTCGGAGTAGGCTGACACCGCCATCCGCAGGCGCTGCCGCATTTGCGCCAGCTTGTCGCTCATTTCTTCTTCGCTTGCGCCTTGCGTTGAGTGGCATACGCGATGGCGACGGCCTGCTTCTGCGGCTTACCAGCCGCCACCTCGGCCTTCACGTTGGCCCGGAACGCCGTCTGCGTCGGTGACTTTTTGAGCGGCATGGCGTTTAGACGCAGTGGATCAGCGCGTAGTTGATGACCAGCGCCTCCGACTGCGAAGTGCCGGTCAGGTTACGCACCGTGATTACCGCTGAACCTGTAGTCATGCTGGACACGTAGACCGTGTACGCCGTGGCGTCCGCCACCGCACCGGCAGAGATGTTCAGGATCACGATGTCGTTGGCGCTGATGAGCGAGTTGTTCAGCGTGAACGACACGGCGGTGTTACCCGCCAGGGCCGCGTTGTTCATCGTGATACGCCCCGCAGGCCGGTTTAGCGTCACTGCGGTGGACTTGCTGGTCGCTTGAGTGACGGTACCCTGCGCCGCAGCGGTGTAACCAAGCTCCAGATCCGACAGGATGCGATCAGAACCGACGATATTCTGGTCTTCAAAGGCGACACCGATGGATTTCGTGTTGGAGGTCATGCGCTCATCCAGGAAGAGTTCACTGCGGAATAGGCTACACGGCGCTCGGGCTTCGTCGAGGCCTGCCGATGCGCCACGGGGAATGCGAAAGTCACTGCAAGCGCGTCTGCGGCGTCGGGAGAGGGCAATCCACGCGCTTTCATGTCCTTTTTCGTCTCCAGAAACATCGTACCGGACGAGTTGGGCTTGGTTTTGGGGCCAATCAGGTCAGTTTTGAGCTGTCTGTCGTCGGGAATTGATGCCGATTTCAGCCACTCACGCATCGCGCCCCAGATCTCGGCGCGCTTGTTGCCCCACATGATGCTGTTTTTGGCCTTCTGGCCAAAGTTCACCCCGCGAACCTTATACCTCTGTTCGTTCAGCCGGTCAAGTATGCCATAGCCCAGCCCACCCTCGTCCATCACCACCAGCGCGGGCTTGAACTCCTCGATGGCCTCGATCACATTACCCACCACGGTCATCGTGTCGTCGCCCCGGTAGCGTCGAATCTCGGTCAAGTCCCGCCCCTGACGCACCACAATCACCGTCGAGTCCGCACCATGACGCGCAGGGTCGATGCCCAGCACCACCGGCGCTGTCGGGTCCTTGTACCGGGGCCGTTTCATCGCCTCGTTGACGATGTGCGGCCCGATGAACTGGTCGTCACCTGTCGTGGGGAACTCACCATAGACCTCGACACGGGCCTGGAACGAGTCCTCGCCATGCTCCGCGATGATCTGGTCATAGATGGCCCTGTCCGTGCCCTCCACCGACCGTGCATCGATCTGCCGCGTCGCCCAGAAGTCCCGCTTGGCGTGGAAACACTCGTAGAAGTACCCCGACCCTCGGCGCGGGTTACTGAACGCGAACCAGTAGCGGTGCACGATAGGCTCGGTGAAGAACCCCGACGCCACTGACCATATCCCGTCCGGTATTCCGCTCGCCTCGTCGAAAATGACCATCATGCCGTCGTGGTTGTGCACCCCGGCATAGGCGTCCGGGTTCTCCTCCGACCACAGTTTCCCCTCCGCACCCCAATACCGAGTGCCCTTCTTCAGGTCACGCTCCACCAGCGTTGCGATCCACGCCGCCGGTGCGAGGTTGGTTGCACTCACCTCCCACCAGTGCGAGTTGATCGACATTGCCGCCCACTTGGTCAACTCACCCCACGTCACCTTGCGCAACTGGTTCTCACTGTTGGCGCTCACGATGACGGACGAGCCGATCTTGGTCGAGAGCATCCACAGGATGAGCCAACTCACCAGCGCGCTCTTGCCGATCCCCCGACCCGATGCCACAGCCTCCCGCAGCGCCTGGAGCACTGCCTCCGGGGCGGTGTTGGCGCTTATGTGCCGCGCGAGGTCGCGCAGCACCGTGCGCTGCCACGCCCGTGGGCCTGAGAACTTCTCGAGTGGTGTG